ATTATTGTTTTCTCCCCAAGCCCATAAAGTTCCGTCTGTTTTAGTAGCAATAGTGAAGTACCCACCGCCAGCAATATTTAACCAATTAGTTAATGCACCTACCTGTTTTGGAGAAGAATAATTTGTTGTGTTGCCAAGCCCTAACTTACCAGCAGAACCCTGCCCCCAAGACCATAAAGTTCCGTCTGTTTTTGTAGCTATGGTGTGATATACACCCCCAGCAACATTTAACCAAGTAGTCAATGTGCCAACCTGTTTGGGACTAGAATAATAAGTTGTGTTTCCAAGCCCCAACTGACCTACAACATTTTGCCCCCACGACCAAAGAGTGCCGTCTGTTTTAGTGGCTATAGAGTGACCAAAACTAGCACTACCGCCACCGGCTATTTTATTCCAAGTTATTAATGCGCCAACTTGCTTAGGTGAAGAATAATTGGTTGTATTGCCTAAGCCTAGTTGCCCAGCATTATTTCTCCCCCAAGAGTACAAATAGCCATACGGCAACCCCGTCCACGTTCCGGCCGCTACTGCCTGCATCTGCTGGGTGGATGTCCATGCACCTGAGTATTGGACGCCTGATACTATGGTAGTTGATGGCATAGTTTTATCTTAATAAAGAAAGGCGGTTGCACTACCGCGAGTGTTGCAAGCAACACTTAACCAAGTGGTTAATGCCCCAACTTGCTTAGGAGAAGAATAGTCAGTCGTATTGCCTAATCCTAATGCGCCGTTAATATTTTGCCCCCAAGACCATAAGGTGCCGTCTGTTTTAGCAGAAATAGAAAACTTATATCCGGCAGATACACTTAACCAAACCGCTAAAGCCCCAACTTGGACTGGGCTTAATCTATTTGCTGTATCACCAAGGCCAAGTTCCCCACTTGAATTTAACCCCCATGTCCATAATGTTTTATCTGTTTTAATGGAATTTGAAGAGTTTTGACTAGCTGAAATTTTATCCCATGTCGTCAAAGAGCCGACTTGTTTAGGAGATGAATAATTAGTAGTATTCCCAAGACCCAACCTACCCTGCCCATTATTTCCCCAAGACCATAATGTGCCATCAGTTTTAGTTGCAAGTGCATGATAAAACCCAGCAACATTTAACCAATTCGTTAATGACCCAACTTGTTTGGGAGAAGAATAAGCTGTTGTGTTACCTAATCCTAATTGTCCAAATGAGTTACTTCCCCAAGTCCACAGGGTGCCGTCTGTCTTAGTTGCAAGAGTAAATTGATAACCGCCAGCTATATTAAGCCAAGTGGTTAATGCCCCAACTTGATTTGGAGAAGATCTATATGTTGTATTGCCTAATCCTAATGCACCAGAAGTTCCACTCCCCCAAGTCCATAACGTACCGTCAGTTTTAACGCCTATCGTATGATATTGCCCAGTAGCAACTTTATACCAAGTAGTTAATGCGCCCACTTGTTTTGGAGAGTTGTAATTTGTAACATTACCCAGACCCAATTGGCCTTGGCCGTTATATCCCCATGTCCATAACGTACCATCGGTTTTAACTGCTGCATAATAAGCATACCCGCCAGAAACTTGAAGCCAATTAGTTAAAGAACCTACCTGTTTTGGAGAGGAATAACTTGTAGAATTACCTAAGCCTAATTGACCTTGGATTCCTCTACCCCAACTATATAAATATGGCTGGTAAGTAGTTACACTCGTCTGCACCCCCAGAGGATTAAACCCCGGCTTTATTAGTGCAGCTTGATAGCGTCTGCTCATGTCAGACTCCTCAAGCAGCTATTGACTCGTAACTGATCGAATAAGTAATACCACTAGCCGTGCCACTCGTCACAGAGATAGACGTACCCTCCATCAAATAGATGGCTGTCGTCTTATCTACCGCAATCAGCGACGCATTAGCAGGCACAGACACCGTAGAGACAACTGGGTAAGCAGTACCACCTGAAGGCGCAGAGCCTTGCGCTACAGCGCCGTTGCTGTAAATACTTACAGTCGCGTTCACCGCGCTAGAGCCGTTTACGTTAGCGCAGACGATCTGGTTAATCTTAAACACCAGACCACTAGCAGCAGCGTTAGGCAGCAAGACAACAGCAGTAGTAGCGGAAGGCGTGAGGTAAGTAGTTGTACCAAGAATGGACGTTACGTTGACGATATTTGGGTTTGCCATGATTTTTCCTTACAGGCCAAAGATAATCGAAAAAGCGATAGCTTGACCTTTGGTAGCTCCGCTTGCAGGGGTTACAAAACTTAGATTACCCGCACCGTCAGTTTTAATAATTTGATTTGCCGAACCATCAGCCGTAGGGTACTTCAACCCAGCAGGATTGTTCATTAGCCTTTTTACCGTACCGGAAGCATTTTCTGCATACAACGCCATGTCCGTGTCAGCAATGTTAAAACCCAACTCTCCAGGAGCCAGATTTGCCGCTAAAGGTACAGCCGCACCCGTGGTGCTACGATATAACTGAATCGGTGTGTAACCGGTTTGTGCCATAGAATTACCTCAAATTTTCAAGTTTATACAAGGTCTTCATGTGCAGACCGGTCAATTCATCGAGTATGTTTTCCAAGGCAGGAACACCTTTAGAAATTTTACTTCGGTTTTCTGTTAACCAAATTATATCATCTCTTACGCATTTTGAAATGTTTTCAACGTCCTCTGGCATTTTGCCGATGACGCCGAGACCACCTTGATACGCTTCTACGTAGTTGTCAAGGTGGTCAATGATACCGTCGTATAGCTCTCCGAGAGCCTGGTGCTCGGAATACGACTTAGTTTTCCAATGCGCGACGTGGCTCTCATTTCTGAGTTTGAAAACACGAGCTATCAACTCTTCAATCATTAAAACGTACCTCCCGAGATGCCAGACCACGTCGGAGCGCTAGCTCCTGCAGATGTCAATATTTGTCCGGCTGTGCCTGCGGCAGTATAAGCGTGGGCGGTTCCAGTTCCATACCCAGCACCACCAGCAGTAGCCGTAGCTGTTGAATTAGTCCCGCCATTAGCAATTGGCAATGTGCCGCTTACATGCGTAGTTAGACCAATCTTGCCGTAACTTGGAGCAACTCCAACGCCACCTGAAATTAACGCATTACCTGTAGCCACATCGGCTAACTTAGACAGAGCCGTTGTTGATGAGGCGTATAAGATGTCGCCAACAACATAAGAAGATTGGCCTGTGCCGCCGTTTGCCGCTGAAACTACCCCAGTGACATTAGATGCGGTACCAGTCGTATTTTGATTGAACGTAGGCCATGTAAATGTACCAGTGCTAAAGTCCCCGCTTGTCGGTGTTCCGAGAACAGGCGTAACTAAACTCGGGCTTGTAGCAAATACTAGAGCACCTGAGCCGGTTTCATCCGTTACTGCCGCAGCCAAATTAGCGCTTGAGGGTGTTCCTAGGAAAGTTGCAACACCAGAACCGAAACTTGTAATCCCAGTACCACCGTTGGCAACAGCAAGTGTACCAGCTAAAGATATCGCTCCAGAGGTAGCAGACGCCGGAGTTAATCCGGTAGTGCCGCCTGCAAACGTGGTTACACCGCCAGCAGGAGCTGCCGCCCACGATGCTGTGGTTCCATTAGATGTTAGCAGGTAACCATTAGCACCAATACCTAAGCGGGTGGCGCTGTTTGAGCCATTACCAAGGATCAAGTCACCAGTCGTAGTAATAGGCGACAAAGCATTAAACGCCGCACCTGCTGTAGTCTGACCTGTGCCGCCATTTGCAATCGCCCAAGTCGGAATAGAGCCAGCCAAGTCTGCATAAGCAATACTGACCACGCCAGTCTGACCGTTAACCGAGCTGACCAAGTTGGTCTGGTCAATCTTCTGCCACACAGTGCCGTTGAAGATCGCCCAATCGCCAACTTGCCAGTCAGTGATGCCGTTCAGGTTAGTTGAACCGGCAACTGAGACAATGTAGTAATAACCGTTAACTCCGACACTAGAAGCCAGCGCAGGCGTATTAGTTGATGCGTCCCAAGAACCTTGGTAGGACAAACCGCCAATAAAACTTGCGGTTGTGGCACTTGTGACCACGCCTTTAGCATTAACAGTCAATACTGGAATTGCTGTAGAAGAACCATATGTGTTTGCTGCTACACCCGAGGCTGGTAAGTCTGCATTCACCAAAGCACGGAAAGTCGTAGGAGCCGCAGCACCAGCCGCCGGACCAGCATAAACAACGTTAGCAGCTTGATCAGAAACAATTATCGCAGAACCCCATGTAGGCGCTCCTGCACCACCAGAGACTAAAACTTGACCAGCTGAACCTACGGGACCAACGTACAAGCCATCAGCGCCTGACCAAATGATTGCTCCTGCAGCAGCTACAATACTTCTTGCCGTACCTCCATTACCTAACCCAAGCAGATTGTCTACTTGATCATCGTCAGATAAATCAATTGCAGGATGTTGGTGGTCGCTACGCGCAAGGGTGTTTGCTGCACCTGCAGAACCGGTTTGGAAAACGGCTTCCGGTGCACTCGCACTGTAACTGGCTGTAAGGGTGACGTTACCATTGAGAGCACCACCACCTGTCAAACCGTCACCGGCAATAACTTGCGTTGTAGTAGGAACGTAACCTGAAATAGTAGCAGGAATTGTAGTAGCGGCCATGACACGACCGGTATCATCAACCGTAAATACGGGGATATTAGTCGAGTCGCCGTAAACACCAGCCGTAACACCTGAGTTGGCTAATTCAGCCGTGCCAACACCGCCCGGAGCAATACTCAACGTGACGTTACCAGTCAAGGCTCCACCGCCCGTCATACCCGTACCCGCAATTACTTGCGTGCTCGTCGGTACACCGGCCACGCTCAGCAGGTCACCGACGCGGATTTGATAATTATTACCCTGGTAAACAATCATCATCAAGCTGTTTTCGTCCGCGACTGGCGCGGTCGGCAGCTGAGTGATTCGGGTAGGTATTAGATTGCTAGGTACGTCTGACATTAAAACTCCAGATATCCATCACCGTCTTCGGTGATAAAGAACTCATTCCCAGCCTCTTGAATTACACCGGCAGGACGAGTGTTAATCGGTGTGTCAGGGCGCACGAAAGGCAAAACAATTTGATCTGGCTGGCGCGGAGCAAGTCTATAAGGATCATATTGGTCGCGGTCAACATCACAAACCATCAGTGCTGGATAGTTTGGGTCAGGTTGAAGCTCAGCGAGCAGAAACTTACGCGAACACCGAGCGCATATACCGATGCCGAAAGTAGGCTGACCGCTAACGTCAAGGTAACGACCGCTCATTTTGTGTAACACCCAATGCCAGGATTGATGAAGGTCGGCGAACCGTCATTGTCACCGTCCCAAGCACGCTGCATAGACATCGTGGCTTTTTGATCAAGAACAGGTATTAAGTTCATATCTACAATCTGCGTCTCAGCCGCAACACGAGAAGCTAGATTATCAACAATAGCTTGTAACCACCGTTGAGGTATCTCTACTTCTTGCTGCAAATTCTCCGTGTCCATAATCTGACGGTGACGCCAAACAATTAGCTGCGCTTCTTCAGCCTGCAAAAACGGAGCTGGCCAAATATTCAGCACTGGGCGCGGTATGTCACGCTGAAACCAGTAACTAGTCGGGCGTCCAGGAAATACTTTATTGCTCTGCTGAACATACGAATCACGGTTCAACAAGCCTAAAGGGATTTCCTGAGGCATGTTGCCGAGGTATACGCTAGTGTACGAAAACGTGGCCGTAGAGGTAATACGGAAGTATGCATAGGCCGTGGCACCAGATATGTCCGTCCAGGTTATTTCGCCAGCGATAGCGCTGGTTGTCTGAGTACCGACGGTAACCCAAGTGGTGCCGTTAGTAGAAACCTGGAACGTCAAAGGCACAGAAGCTGCAGACCACATAATGCCGACACTGTCTACCGTGGTCTGGGTAGTAAAGTTTACAGTATACGAAGTTGAAGTCGTCGTAGACGCGCCCGTCAGAGCTTGTAGGGTGCGGTAGTTTAGATTCAAAACATCAACCGTGCCGAGA